TATAACTATGTCAGCAAGTTTGGGTGCTAAACTATTCATAGACTCTGCTAAAAAATATATTGAAGAGCGTAAAAAATTAAACAAAGATGGCCACAAATTAGTTATCAATATTATCATACATAGTGGTATGTTAGAGAATGATAAGATTGATAAACAAGAGAAAAGTAGAAATAAACTTTATAAAAATTTAGTTAAAAGAATTGAAGAGTCAAAAGAGGTTGCAAAACTATATTATGAGAGTGATAGTAAAATTGAATTATCAGATAAAAAAATAAAATTTCTTGGCGGTATGCCTTGCTTTAGACACAATAAAGAAGGTAACAATCTTATAACGGTAGAACAAATTAAGAAACTCAAAACAAATGATAAGAAAAAGACCAAAGCCGTTCTTCCGATTTAAAAAAATAGAACCTAGAAGACAAGCATATAAAGGTCAATTCAGACCTCTCAATCCTCAAAAATATATCGGTGATATTAATAAGATAGTTTTCAGATCGAGTTGGGAATTAGCCTTTATGAAATATTGCGATAAAGAAAAAACAATAGTGAAATGGGGTAGTGAAGAAATTAGAATACCTTATAACGCATTTGGCAATAACAAATTATATTATCCAGATTTTATAATAGTAAAACAATTGCCAAATAAGAGTTTTGAAAAATATCTAATAGAAATAAAACCACACACACAAACTAGAAAACCTGTATTAAAAGAAGGCTCCAGATCAACTAGTACATATAAAAAAGCACTTTACACATATGAAGTAAACAAATGTAAATGGAATGCTGCATTTGCTTGGTGCAAAAAACGAAATATTACATTTAAGATTATAACTGAAAAGCACGTAAAATTCTTCTAAAATTGTCATAAATAGTAGTATGGCAAACGTATTTGATACAATCAAACTAAAAGCAGGCGATACATATAAATCGGCTACATGGTATAGAACACAAGTAAATAAGATTGCGAGTGGTACTACAGCAAGTCAATTATTTAGACAAGGTAAACTTAACGGTAGACCTAGTGTGGGTAGATTGAACTTGTTTGGATATAATCCTAAGTTAAGAAAGACTTTACCATACTACGATATATTTCCATTAGTATTGCCATTAGAGCCAATATCAGGTGGATTTATGGGTATGAATTTCCACTATCTACCACCTTTATTAAGATTTAGACTATTAGAACGTATGCAGGCAACTGCTACAGATCAACGATTTGATAGTAAAACAAAATTTGATGTAACTTATGATGATGTAAAAAATATAAAGATTGTAAAACCAACAATTAAAAAGTATTTGTACTCACATGTACAAACAGGATTTTTAAGAATAAATGCTGATGAGGCTGCAGTTGCAATATACTTACCTGTACAAAGATTTAAAAAGGCAAGTGAAGCACAAGTTTATTCAGACAGTAGGAGATTTATTTAATGTCAATAATTAGTGTAGGCAAAAGAATAGGTGATATAGATATACGAGTTGGTATACCACCATCAAAAGGACAATTTGATAAAGGTGAAACTAACAAAAGATATGGATACATTAATTCATCAACAAATACTAATTCAGTATTTAATAAATTTAGATCAGGTTTAACACAATCTGGTGGTCTAGCAAGACCAACACAATTTATAGCAACAATTGATGGACCTGTAAGTGCAAATATACTTTCTAATAATCCAAATGTTAATATAACCGATGATGATATAAGAATGTCAAAGAGTAGATCATTAGCCGATGCTATTAAAAAAGGATTAAATTTAAGAATGGACTTGTTTTGTGCTGAAGCTTCAATACCAGATAAAACAATAACAGATGATGTAAACGAACAATATTATGGACCAAGTAGAGCGTTTGCTAAAAATGTACAGTTTAATGATCTTACACTTACATATTACACAGGTATAAACTTTGATGAAAGGATATATTTTGAAGCATGGCAAAATGCTATGATTGACCCTATAAGTCATAATGTAGGTTACTATGATGATTATGCGTCACCATGTATGATAACAATTACACCTGTTGTAAAATCATTTACATCAGCATTACAAAAAATAGATCCAAAATCATTTGGAACAGTTGAAGAATACAGACAAGCAGTAAGAAACAGTTTAGGTAACACTTCTGGTTTTTCAGCATATCAAGTACAATTTTATGAAGTGTGGCCAAAAACAATTGCGTCCGTACCATTAAGTTATTCTGACACCAATGCATTAGTTAAAACAACAGTAACCTTTTCATACAGAAACTATGCTACATCAGCATGGAGTTATTTACGATCAGGTGCTTCAGAATATTCTAATATAGATAGAACAGAATATAGATCAAACCTTACAGCAATTCAAACAGGACTATTAGATAATTTGCCTTTTGGTATAGGTAATGAAATAGGTAGAGTTGGAAGACAAGTGTTTGATACTATAAAAAATAGAATACCAATAGGTAGAGTAACAGGTGGAATATTATTTCCAAAAGGAATGCCTGACGCTACTGATTTTAGAAATTTAATATTAAATTAAGGAGTGAAAATGAGTATACCATTAATGAAAGTGCCTGAATATGAGCTGACGTTATCAAATAATGTAAAGATTAAATATAGACCATTTTTAGTAAAAGAAGAAAAAATACTATTATTGGCAAATGAAAATCAAAATGAAAATGAAATGATCAATACATTAATTAATATGGTTCAAAGCTGTGTTAAAGGCGATGTAGATGTAAAAAAGTTGCCTGTATATGATTTTGAGTGGTTGTGGTTAAACATAAGATCAAAATCAATTGGTGAAGTTATACAATTAAAGTTAAAATGTCCAGATGATGAAACGCAAGTTGTTGATTATGATTTTAACATTGATCAAGTAAAACCAGATTTGAACAAAAAGGTAAATACAAAAATAGAATTTGCTGATGACTATGGTATTATTATGAGAGTACCAACAATAAAAGAAGTAGCAAATAAAAGAACTATTATTGATTTGTCAATTAATTTGATGAGGGATTGTATTGCTCAGATATATCAAGGAGAAGAAGTTTTTGAAGCAAGTGAATTAGAAAAAACTGAAATAGATCAGTTTTTAGAAAATTTAACTATGTTTCAATTCAAAAAAATAAAAGATTATTTTGAGTCTTTGCCTATTATATCTCATACAATAGAGTATAAAAATCCCAAATCAGGTACTGAACATAAATTATTATTACAAGGTGCAACTGATTTTTTTCAGTTACCCTCTTACATGAGAGCCTAGAGAGTTTTTATCGTACTAATTTTGCTTTAATGCAGTACCATAAATATTCTTTAAGTGATTTAGAAGACATGCTGCCATGGGAGAGGGAAATATATGTTGAACTATTAATGCAACATATAAAAGAAGAAAACGAGAAGATAAGAGAAAAACAAAGAGGGAGAAGTTAATGTTAGAAACAGGAAAAAGTATAATTAAAAATGTATGGTTATTTTTAAGAGATGAAGTGCCACAATTTTTATCAAATTGGAGAATGATACCAAGAGTGTTTATGATATTATATGGTGTTGCATTTTACGAAACAATGCAATGGTTTATGGCATTAGCTGAACCAAACAATGCACAGGCAGGTTTTGTATCTGTAGTAGTTGGTGCAGGCGCAGCTTGGTTTGGATTATATGTAAACGGTAAACCTAGCAAAATAGAAGTAGATAAAAAATAACGATGGAATTAAAATCTAAATTTTTTAAAAAAGGTAATCCAGAAGACTTTAACAAGATTCTTAAAAGACAAAAAGAACAAGAGTCTGATCCTAAGTTTGCTATATCTGATGCCTTGCAGGAATATGAACAACAATTAGAAAAAACTGCTGGGTATCAGAATCAAAAACAATTAAACAATGCTCAAATTAGGCAAGACATAATTAACTATGTTATAGATTATGGACCAGGTAATTTAGAACAATTAAAAGGCATGGAGTTTGATGACGCAAAGACTTTACAACAGACAATTGAAAAAGAAATAGGTGAATATGAAGGATTAAACAAAAAAGGTATTATTTCAGATGAAGAATTAATTTTTATAAAAGAAACGGTAGGTAAAACAAACGAACAGTTAAAGAAAGTGTTAGGATTAACCACAAAACTATCATTATCATTTAGAGATTTTAAAAAAGAATTAAAACCATTAAAATTAGCAAGACGAATTGGATTAACAAATATACCAATCATTGGTAAAAAAATTGAAAGAGCAATTGAATCTGAAGAACGAGCAGAAAGCAATGCATTATCTTTAAAAAGAAGATTAAGAACAAAACAAGCCAAACAAGAATTTAAAACTGGTGGTGAAAGTCGTGTACAAAGACCTGTAGAAGATAGAGAAGAATTAGTAAAAGAAGCAACATCAGCAGTACTAGGTCAACCTGAAAAAACACCAGGATTGTCAAAAGAGCAAATAATTGAAGAAGAAAGAGAGTCTGATCAACAGTTTGAAACATCATCTGGACTATTAGAAAAAATATTAATTGCACAAGAAGAAACAAACGAAATATTATTAGGTAAAGGCAATAAAATGACAGGTGGTAATGAATTTGGTATATTAGACTATCTAGGCATTAAATCACTTCTAAAAGGACCAACAGGTTTAATTGCTAAAATTACAGCAGCAACTGCTGGTTTATCAACATTAGGATTATCTGCTATAACAGCAGGTGGTATATTAGGTGGAATTACACTTGGTAAAATTATAGAGTATTTTTTTGGTGGAAGAAAAGACAATCCTAATGAACTAAATCAAATAAAAGAAAGTAGTCAGTTTGGTACAATGGACGAAACTAATTTAGATGTAGGAGATGAATTTGAAAAAAGAAAACTTGCTATAATGAAAGATGAATTTGACAAATACAAGTCAGCACTAGGTGAGATGACCTTTGAGGAGTTTGTAGAAGGTAGAAAGGCAGCCAAAGTTGGTAAATACATTGAAGGTGGTAAAAATGATAAAGCAGGTAATGAAGAATCTATGAAAAACATAGGCAAAATAAAATTATACAATGAAAATCCTGATAAGTTTGAAATAATGTATCCAGATAAACCTTGGTATAGCAAATTTACATCAGGTTTATTTACAGGTTCTACTGAAGATTTAAAAAATATGTATTCAGGACAATCAGCTGCTATGGGTTTAACTGATGGGAGTTATTTACCAAAAATAGAAAAAGTAACTGAATTAAAAGCAAAAGAAATTGAAAAGATTACAGTAGAAGGTGGTCCACCAAGTGTAATTATGCAAAAAGGTGGCGACTCAATTACAACAAATAACACATATGAAACTAACACATCATCTATAGGATCAGAAATGACCGATAGACGATTTTTCCATGATATAGGGTAATAAATATTAATATGTTTAATTTTAAAAATCCATTCAAGGCATTATCAAATGTAATTAAGACAGGAAGTGCTGCTAAGAACATTGCAATGTCAAGCAACATATCTACTATTAATTCATTATCAAAAGGTGTTATTGATTACAATCCTACAAACATAAATTACAATTCAGGTAGTGGTACTGCCAAATCATCAACATCAGGTTCAAACTTTTTTGTTTATCCTGTTGATAAACAAGACCAAGAGCATTACATATTATTTGATATTATACAAAGACAAGATAAAACAACAAGTGGTGGTGGCCATCCAAGTGCAACGACATCATTTGCAACTAATAATAAAGCTGGTGTAAACAATCCAGGTGCAACTGTACAATCTAATAGATTAAACACAGTCATTTATGGTGCAAATAGATTTTTTGGTGAGGGTGGAAAATTAGGGTTTATACCAACAGGTACAGGTGCTGAAAGAACAGTGGTTTCTACAATTGCAATTTACATGCCTCAAACACTAAAATTTAACTTTGCAGCAGATTATGGACCAGCCGAAATAGGAGCAATTACTGCTTTAGGTCCTGCATTAAAGGATTATTTTAGTTCAGGTTTTGATACTTCTAATTTAGGTGCAATTCTTCAACAAGGAGCAAAAACAATAACAGGATTTTCATCATTTATAACAGGCGGTCTAGGTACAGGTCTTAATGCTGCATTGCAAAGAAGAACTGGGATTGCTCCAGCAGCAATGACAGAAATGATATTTAATGGCATAAACTATAGAGATTTCAGTTTTACATTTAAACTTACACCAAGATCAAAAAGAGAATCAGATGTTATAAAAAACATGATAAGAGAATTTAAACTAGGTATGTTACCAGAGCGATATGGTACAGGCAGTATTGCTGCATATAAAGTTCCATTTGAATTTGTAATAAGATTTATGAAAGGTACCAAGATTAATCCTTATTTAGAACAAATAGGTTTATGTGCTTGTACAGGTGTAGATATTGACCATGGAGATAAATTTTCAACTCACAGTCATGGTGATCCTGTTACTACTAATCTTACATTAACATTTAGAGAACTAGAACTAATAGAAAAAAAAAGATACAAAGAATTAAACCCTTACTAATATGGCAAATTATTTTTCATACTTTCCTAAAATACTTTATGATGCTGCTGGCAACGGCAACTATAAGGTCGTAACTAATCTATTAAATCGTGTTGTTATGAAACAAGGTTTAAAAGATGTGGCAGCTATTTTTGACACCGTAAGTGTACAAGGTGAAATGTCACCTGAACATGTTGCTGAAGAATATTATGGCAATCAAAGATATTATTGGGTAATACTATTGTTTAACAATATTAAAGATAGATTTTATGATTGGCCGTTACCACAACAAGATTTTGAAAATTACGTAAACGACAAGTACAGTAATCCAAATGCTGTTCATCATTATGAGATAGACCAAGAAAGTGGTGCCACATCATCATTTGATAATTCACATAAAGTACAAGTAAATAGTACTGTATCAGGTGCAACCGCTGTAACAAATTACGATTACGAATTAAGAAAACAACAAGATAAAAGTAGAATAAGACTTTTAAAACCAGATTATATTGAATTAGTTGTTGAAGAATTTACAACATTATTAGGTAATTAATGAATGAGCGACAAACCAAAATACAAAGATAATGAGTACCGATATCCTGGCGATTTTAGAGCAAAAGAGATTTTACTTTACAGTTATAGTGGTAACATATTAGACATATCCGAATTAACTGCTGTATTAAACATCTATCAAAGCATTGACTCACCATTTATAAGTGGTAATTTAATGTTCTTTGACTCAGTAGGTGCTACAGATAAATTACCAATTATTGGTAATGAATTTTTAGAATTTAAATTAAGAACACCAATAGACGCTGGTTTAGATGAAGAAATAGACGCAAGTAACCATCGGTTTCAAGTCTATGAAAAAAAATCAGTCAAAACAGCACAAAACGTACAAGCCGTTGGCTTGTTTTTTACATCACAAGAAAAAATAAGAAATGAAAGATTACGAGTTTCAAAAACTCTATCTGGTACATATTCTGAAATGGTTGAAACACTTGTAAAAGGTGATAAGACATTATTAAACACCAAGAAAAACTTGTTTGTAGATCAAACACAAGGTAATTATTCATACACTTTTCCAAATGTAAGACCAATGGACGGTATTATGCAAGTAGCATCCTTATCTGAACCAATTAATTTTAGAACACCTGATTATTTGTTTTTTGAAAACAATAGAGGTTTTCATTTTAGATGTTTAGAAAGTTTGTATAGAGAAAGTGCTGACAATACACGAACACGACCGTTTGTTGCTTATTTTGATTTGTTATCTGCCTTTAACGCTAACTTTGCTTCACCTGATGCAGAAACAGCGTCACCAATGACCAAACCTTATTCATTTACATTTAACAATTCATATGACACATTAACAAATACAAGAACAGGAATGTTTGGCAGTTCAATGTATGCACATGATTTAATTGATAAGAAATTTATTAAAACAAATCTATCCTATACAAGTTATTACGACCGTGCATTACACATAGACGCTCCTGATGGTATTGGTAATCGTTATCAAGGCATTATGCCACCAGGTCCAGCTGACTTTGATGATGAATATACAGTTAATGATAAAAATGCTGGGTCAACAAATAAAAAACAAGTAGATGATTTAACACTTTCAAAAATGAATCGTCTTGGTGCAGGTAAACGTAAGTACATGGACGATTATTTTGCTCGAGTATTTGTATCGCCAAATACACGTCATAATCATATAAGAAATAGTGAAGGTGTGGCATCTGATCCTAGAATAGAACAAAAACAGGCATTGTCACAATCAACCAGAGATTACTTTTCCATTATTGTAGATGTGCCAGGCAACTTTACATACAATGCAGGTGATTTAGTGTGGTGTGAAATACCGTCATACAATGCTACGATGGCAAACAATGAATCATCATTGACCAGAGAAGGTAAAATAGATCCGTTATTAACAGGTCGTTATTTAATTAAATCATTGCATCATCAAATTGATTTTATGGATCAAAAACATACCACAGCTGTGACCGTAGTACGTAACATCTTTGCAAGTGATTTGCCAAATGCAGAAACATTTAAGGCAAATGCACAATTTAGAACAAAACCAGTTGATGTCATAGGGTCAGGTATTGACCTTGCTACACTTAATCCTATGAAAAATCTAAAAGACTTGAAAATACCGTCACCACAGATAAGTACCGTAGAAGACATTGCTAAGACATTAGGCGTGGATTTGAATACAAGTGACTTAAACGTCAAGGATGCCGCTAATAAGGCGGTAAATGCCGTTTTAAACAGTACTTCCAATAGGGTATTACAGAACAAATACCTTGCACAGATTAATAGTGCAGTATTAGATAGAA